GCCCCCAGCGCATGCCGCACCTGCGCTACCTGTGCGCCAGTCACTCTCAGAACCTTGCTATCCGCGACAATGTGAGGATGCGCCGGCTGGTGGTGTCTGAGTGGTATCAGGCCTGCTGGCCTCATGTCAGCTTGGCGAAAGACCAGAACGCCAAGCTCAAGTTCGAGAACACCAGCATGGGCTTCCGCGAAGCCGTGGCCGCCGGCACCATCACCGGCTCTCGTGGTGATCGCGTCATCATCGATGACCCCCACAGCGTCGAAAGCGCGGCCTCAGAGCAGCAGCGGCAGTCAACCCTCGATTGGTTCCTTGAGGCGGTGCCCACCCGCCTGAACTCCCCGAAGAACTCGGCCATCATCGTGATCATGCAGCGCCTGCACGAGGAGGATGTCAGCGGCACCATCCTCGACAAGGCCCTGCCCTACACGCACCTGATGCTGCCAATGGAGTACGAAGCTGACCGCGCCTGCTCAACGCCGGTAGAGTGGTGGCCAGAGTGGTCAGATGAGCCAATCCCCTTTGCGGATCCTCGCAGCGAGGATGGCGAGTTGCTCTTTCCGGAAAGGTTTCCGGAAGATGTGGTCGAGCGCGACAAGGCGGTCATGGGCCCCTACGCCGTTGCCGGCCAGCTTCAGCAGCGGCCAGAGCCCAGGGGCGGCGGCATCATTAAGCGGGAGTGGTGGCAGCTATGGGAACACGACGCCTACCCCGCCATGGACTTCATCGTTGCCAGCCTTGATACCGCCTACACCACCAAGTCTGACGGCGACTACAGCGCCCTGACCGTCTGGGGCGTGTTCAGCGGCGATGTCATGGCCCGCAGCGTCAAGACCGAGGATGGTGTCGAGCGCGCATACAGCCAGCAGCACCCGCGCGTCATGCTCATGACCGCCTGGGCCGAACGCCTCGAGCTACACGAACTGGTGAAGAAGGCCGCCGACACCTGTCGATCGATGAAGGTCGATCGCCTCCTGATTGAGAACAAGGCCGCCGGCATCAGCGTGGCGCAGGAGATCCGGCGGCTGTTCGGCCACGAAGACTGGGCCGTCATGCTGATCGACCCCAAGAGCCAGGACAAGCTATCCAGGCTCTACAGCATCCAGCACCTGTTTGCCGAAGGCATGGTGTTCTCCCCTGACCGCACCTGGGCCGATAAGGTGATTACGCAGGTGGGCTCATTCCCCCGTGGCAAGCACGATGACCTAGTGGACACCGTGTCCCAGGCCCTGCGCCACATGCGAGAGCTAGGCATGCTCACCCGAGGCGAGGAATGGACTGCCCAGGTGCAGGAGAGCATGCGCCACATTGGTAAAGACCCTGCGCCACTGTACGGCGCTCCGTAACCATTTTCCTTCCACGCTATTGGATGTTGTGTGATAAGGCCGCCGTGGTTACTTTGCCGGAAAGCAAGGACTGTTAATCATGCCCCTCGTCCCTGGCCTTAGCGCCAATATTCGTGAAGAAGCAGCGCCAGCAGCGCCCCTGCCCGAGGCTGCTGATATTGAGATCATTGACGCTGATGAGGGCGAAGACGTGCCCGAGGTGGATGACAAGGGCAATATCCTTCGCATTGATCACCCTGACGGCAGCATCACTGTCAGCCTGAACGGCAGCCCGGTTGCCGAAGCTGACGACGAAAACCCGCCCGGCTGGTTCGATAATCTGGTCGATGAGATCGATGACCTCGAACTCTCCCGCATCTCCGATGAACTGATGCGCGGCATCTCTGATGACCAGCAGAGCCGCCAGGACTGGATGGAGGACCGCGCCACCGGCCTGCGCCTCCTTGGCCTCAAGATCGAGATCCCAGGCCTCCAGGGGGCCGCTGACGGGGCTCCGGTGGAGGGTATGAGCCGAGTTCGCCACCCCCTGCTCCTTGAGGCTGTGCTGCGCTTTCAGGCCAATGCCAGGAGCGAATTGCTCCCCACCGATGGCCCGGTGAAGGTGCGGAACGACAGCAACAACGCCAACCTTGAGCAAGACAAGCTGGCCAACGCCCTGGAGAATGATCTCAACCACTACCTGACGGCGGTGGCCACAGAATATTACCCCGACACCGACCGCATGCTGCTGATGTTGGGGTTCGGCGGCACCGCGTTCAAGAAGGTTCACTACTGCCCCCTTCGAAACCGCCCGGTGTCTGAGACGGTGGATGCCGAAGACCTGATTGTGAACAACGCCGCCACTGACCTGAGCAACGCCAAGCGCATCACCCACCGGGTGTACATGCGCCCCAGCGTGGTGCGGCGCATGCAGATCCTGGGTGTCTACAAAGACGTTGACCTCCACACCCCCAACATGGCCCAGCTTGACAGCGTGCAGCTTGAGAAGCGCAGCCAGGAGGGCATCGCCGTCTCGGTCACCAATCCTGACGACCGCGACCGCGAGATTTATGAGTGCTACTGCGAGTTGGATATCCAGGGGTTTCATCACAAGTTTAAGGGCAAGGTCACCGGCCTCGAGATCCCCTACCGTGTGACCATCGACGCCAGCACCAAAAAAATCCTCTCCATCGTGCGGAACTACGATGAGGATGGCGAACTGCCCGAGGCGCGGCAGAACTTCGTCAAGTACACCTTCGTGCCCGGTTTTGGCTTCTACGACATTGGCCTGCTGCACATCCTGGGCAACACCGTCAACGCCATCACGGCAGCGTGGCGTGAACTCCTCGATGCCGGCATGTACGCCAACTTCCCCGGCTTCTTGATGGCCGAGACTGGTGCCCGCCAGAACACCAACATCTTCCGCGTGCCTCCTGGCGGCGGAGCGCTGGTGAAGACCGGCGGCCTACCTATCAGCCAAGCCGTGATGCCCTTGCCCTACAAGGAGCCCTCCCAGGCCCTGATGGCCCTGACTGAGAACATGGCCCAGACGGGCATGCGGATTGGCGGCACGAGCGAGCAGGCTGTCGGTGAGGGCAGGGCTGATGCGCCGGTAGGCACCACGCTCGCCATGATCGAGCAGGCCCAGAAGGTCATGAACAGCGTCCACAAGCGGATGCACGCCGCCCAGGCCACTGAGTTCCAACTGCTGGCGCGGTGCTTCAAGGAGAACCCTGAGAGCTTCTGGCAGAAGAAGAACAAGCCCTCCTACGCATGGGATGAGCAGACGTTCCTGGCGGCCCTGAACGACTGCGAGTTGGTGCCCCAGGCCGACCCGAACACGGCATCCCACACCCAGCGGATTATGAAGATCATGGCCCTAAAACAGCTTCAGGCGGCGCAGCCTGGGCTGTATGATCCCATCGCCATCGACAAGGCGGCGTTGCAGGCCATTGGCTGGAACAACCCCGAGCAGTTCATGGCACCGCCCAGCGCGCAGGGTAAGATGCCGCCTGAGATCCAGGAGAAGATCGCTGAGTTCCAGCTTAAGCAAAAGGAGGTTGGGATTAAGGAGATGGAAGCCCAAGCCCGTACTCAGAAACTGCAAGCAGACGCAGCACTCGACCAAGCGAAACTTCAGTTCGACATGCAATCTTTCGGTGCCGGCGGTCTGGCCGAAGGGTCAAAAGGCATGTCGCCGGAAGAACTGGAACTGAAGAAGGCAGAGCTTCAGCAGAAGGCCGAGAACACCCAATACAACCTGATGAACTCCGCTGCTGACGCCCGCAACCAGGAGGAAGACCGCAAGGCCAAGATGCAGATCGAGGCCATGAAGCTGGAGGGCCAGCAGGCGCGAGAAAGTCAGCAGCGCAGTCATGAATTTGATATGAAGCGCCATGACGCTGCTCTTGAGCAGGCGAAGATGGTGCTAGCACAGATTGCGAAGGGTGGACGGTAATGGGTGGTGGTGTTCCAGGGGCTCAGGCGGCCCCACAGTCTGCCGGCAATGACATCAGCACGCAGGTGATGCCTCAGTCAAATACCGGAATGAACGCTGGTGCCGGCAAGTACGGCGGCATGTCTTCCCCTCAAGGCGGCGGTGGCAACCCGTTCCAGCAGTTTCAACAACAGCAACAGTTCCAACAGGCTGCCGGCCAGGGCATTCAGAGCAACGCCTACTACCCCCAGCCGCAAACGCCCCAGACCACTGGCAAGTATGGCGGGATGGCGCAGCAGCCTTTCCAGCAGGCAAACCAGCAGCAGCCCAATCAGCAGAGGCCGTTCCAGCAATCAAGCATGGGCGGACAGCCTGACTATTCCGCCCTCCTCCGCAGCATCGCCGGCATGTTTGGCCAGCAAGGGGGCGCGCCTGTCAGCAACTACAACCCGGTGCAGAGCGCGAACGACTTCCAGTTGCGGAACACGTACCAGTTTAACCCGGCCACTGATCCCTCGCGGGCCTACGCTGACAAGACGTGGGCCGAGAACCACCAGCGGGAGCTTGATGAGACTGCGGCGCGTGAGGCGCGTGCTGCTCGTGGTGAGAGCTACGGCTACGGCATGGGAGACTCGACTGGTGGCGGTGGTGGCAGCGGTGGCGGCGGTGGTGGCCCTGCTGGTAGCGCTGGTGATGCCGGCGGCCCTGGCGGCCCTGGTGCGCCTGCTGCGTCTGGTGCAGACGCTGCTGCCGCCGCTGGTGATGCTTCTGGTGATGGCGCTGGCACCTGGGCACGAGGCGGCCACGTCAACCCCAACAAGAAGATCCGCGCCGCCCTCCTGACGGCGAAGGGGGTTCAGGCGAAGGCTGTGCCGGGGCATTTTTCTCGTGGCGGCGCTGAAAAAATTTCAGTCATTCATGCAACTCCAGATACGTTTGATGAATTTAAGACCCCAAGAGAGCGAGGATCTAAGTCTAGCTCTCCTGAAGCAAATTGGCTTTGGTTTGGCGAACACGACAATGCGGACGAATTAACTGATATGTTTGGTCACCGAGTGGCTGAATCATTCATCAACCACAAACCTCATAAAGTAAATTATAAAGATTATGACCGAGATACAATTTACGATCCGCAAGTTATGGAAAAAATACTCAATGACCATAAAGACAAAAAAGCAATAAAAATAAACGGCATAGCTTTAAAAGAATTTGGAGAACCAAAAACTATTTATGCTGTTCAAGATAGTTCTGTTCTTTCTCGCCCGCAGTGGAGAAAAGAATGGGATATTCCTGTCCAAAACGGCGCTGGCGATGTTCAGGCGAAGGCTGTGCCATCAAGCCAAGGTATCGACAATGTACATACAGTGATTGACCCTGCGACGGTTGATCATCCTGCTGCTGATATTCAACGAGAAGACGGCGGCAGGGTCGGCTATGCCGGCGGTGGCGGGGAGGATGATCCCACGGTGCAGAAGGCTCTAGGCCTGACGCAGCAGGCGCAGCCAAACCCTGTTCAGATGGCGCGCAGGCTGAACGACCAGGGCCTGTACAGCCACGCAGCAGAGGCCGCCGCAGCCCTCCCCCAGGCCAAGGGATCCCCCCAGCAGATGCTGGCGATGTTGTCTTCCCGTGGCGTAAAGCCTGATGAGATCAAGCACTCAGGCGCGCAGGATACCTTTGGTGGCCAGAAGGCTGTGACCAAAGATGAACTGGCGCAACATTTTGAGCAGAATATGCCTGAGATACAGGAGACTGTGTTAAGAAAGAACCAAGCAAAATACAGAGAATATCAATTGCCGGGGTCGGGCGGGACCATCAATCAAAAAGCAAAAGATGATTGGTTAAACGAGTGGGCGGCAGAAGCAGCAGTCAATACTGAAGACATTAATCACGTTAAAGATTGGAAAGATGCGCCGCAAGACGTGAAAGATTGGCACCTTGAAGAGGCTGAAAAGGCCTTTAACGAAAAAGCGCATCATGATGAGGATTTTGTAAATCAATTCAAAACCCCAATCAAAAAAGCTGAAAAGTATCGAGAAATACTTTTGCACGCGCCTGAAAAAAAAGAAAATCTAAACATTATTGCACAAAAAATGTTTGGGAAAAATTTAGGCGAATTAACTTATGAGCAGCGGCTGCGTGTAACAAGTGATCCCAGCGCTACTTTGGGGTTCAATTATACTCAGTCTCATTGGGATGTTCCCAATGTGCTGGGGCATATTCGTGCGTCTGATCGAGACAATGGCAAAACATTGCATGTAGAGGAATTGCAGAGCGATTGGGGCCAGGACAAGCGGAAGGGCAAAGGCGTTCCAGATCACCCACTGGTAGGCAGCACAAATGCTTGGACTGATTTGCTGTTGAAACGCGCGCTTCGTGAGGCCGCCAGCGGTGAATATGACCGTATGGCCTGGACCCCAGGCGAAGAGCAATTGAAGCGCTTTAAGAACGAAGGGCTGGTCAACTATTACGACAAGATTGTGCCGCAGCGCTTGACTGAGATTGTCAAAAAGCTGGGGCATAAGGCTGAGATAAAGCCTCACTTCATTGACACTGCCGAAGGCGAGAAGACCCTCCACTCCATCCGCATGACGCCTGAGCTACGCGCGGCAATTATGCGCGGCCTGCCGGTGTATAAGGATGGTGGGAGTGTTGGTGATCCCCAAGGCCTACGCAACGGCGGATCGCCTGATGACGATAGATACCGCGAGTACATGAAGCGGATTCTTAGCCCCAGCAATCCAGACTTGCTTGAATTGGCACGTCAGGTGAACGAGGGCTACAAGGTCGGTGATTATGATTATTCCGGCTTTAAGGCCCACCCTGTCCTGCCTTCAGCGGTAAAAACCACGATTGGCCCCTTGGGCAATGCGGTTCCGAAAGAGGCTACTCCGCTCACGTGGGAGCAGTTCTCAAAGATTGGGAAGGGCGGCACGCTATTCACGCTAGGCGGTGACCGCTCTAACCTTGGTCGCCTCACGCATGTGAACGGCAAGGAATTGGCATGGCCGGTGGATCTTCATGCTGGCACGAAATACCAGCAGGAGCCAAACCCTGGCGTGGTTTGGGCCAATGACAAGAATGCTGCCAAGGCCTTGCGCTCAAACATCATGCGAGCATCAGAGAAAGGACCAGTTTACGGTGCGTTTGCGCCCATGGGGCCAGGGGCTGTAGATTCTTCCAAGAACATGATTGACGTTCTTATGTCTCAGATTGCCGCTGGTGAAGTAGATAAAAACGCGGCAAAAGAATTTGATAATCTTTTGCGTAAAGGCACCCATGTTCATCGCATAGCTTCTACCGACAAAGAAAAGAAACGCGCTGCCGCTGCTGAAAAAATGCAAGAATGGCCTGGAATTTTGTCGAAAGAAAAAGCCCGTGATTTTGCCATTAGCAAAATGACTGGCACTGAACGGGCTGCTCTGGTCAAACTTATGGATGCTAAAAAGTGGTTGCAGGCAGGTTTCCCGTCTATCAGCACCACCCGCGCTGCCATTACTGACCCGGATATTATGCACGTTTCGGGAAACATGATTGGTGGCAACATTGTGGAACTAGACCCGAGGCACGTTGCTAAAAATGAATTGGCGTTTGAGCATTCAACCTACAACACGCCTACGGCGGGTAAGTTGATTGGCCGTGTGCCGTTTGTTGAGCGGCACGCAGCCACGCCTGATTTTACTCAGGAGCAAGTGACGGCGGATTACTCCACTAAGGCTGGCAATCCTTTGCTCATTCACCCGTACTCACCTAACCCAGGTGGCCGGGCAGCATATCGCGGCAATACGGAAATGCGCCAAGCTATTCAGCCCATCAACAATCGCATGCTTGAAAGCATTCAAGAGCGCGAAGAGCAGAAGAAGCTCTATGGGTTTAAAGAAGGCGGTGTTGTAGACAAAGCCCTGCAACTAACCCGGAAGGCTCGTACCTAGTATGGCTAACGACATTGGCGTCTTCGGCCCCAAGTTAGAGATTGTTAAGACCCCCGCTGCTGGGCAGATCCCTATTGGCAATGGGGCGGGGTTTGCTCTCTCGACCCTGACGGCTGGCACCAATGTCACGATTGATAGCACCACAACGCCTGGGCAGGTGACGATTAGTGCTACGGGCCCCACTGGCAGCGGCCCCACTGGGCCTACAGGCCCGTCTGGTGGTCCTCCTGGCCCTACGGGGCCTACTGGCCGCACTGGCCCTACTGGTCCTACAGGCCCCACTGGGCCTACTGGTCCTACCGGACCTACGGGCCCCACCGGCCTTGGACCCACAGGCCCCACTGGGGCGGGGCCTACTGGTCCTACCGGACCTACGGGCCCCACCGGCCTTGGACCCACAGGCCCCACTGGGGCGGGGCCTACAGGCCCTACAGGCTCTGGTGGCCCCACCGGCCCAGGCGGCGGCGCTACCGGCCCCACGGGCCCCACAGGGCCGTCTGGAGGGCCTCCTGGGCCTACTGGGCCTACGGGCCTTGGCCCTACTGGGCCAACAGGAACAGGGCCTACAGGGCCCACTGGTAACGCTGGCCCTACTGGCCCTACGGGAAGCGGCGCTGCAACTCTGCCCACTGGCCCAACAGGCTACGCTCTAATCGGCAATGGCCCAACGGCGGCCACGTTTCAGGGTTTTGTGCAAACTGGAACGGGTGCTGTCACCCGTACTTGGCAGGCTAAGGCTGCTGATTTTGTTAGCGTAAAAGATTTTGGTGCTGTTGGCGACGGTGTTGTTAATGATACAGCGGCAATTCAAGCAGCAATAGCGGCAGCGTCCACTTCTGGACAAGAATTGTATTTCCCATCTGGCAAATATCTTTACACGGGAAGCACCACGCTTTCGCGCATCACGCTTGTTGGTCCTGGTGTTGGCCGGCGCAATGTTTCAGATTATTTGGATGTTGGTGGTGCGACAATCCTTTTAACAAGCACAACCAATGCGCCATTTGTTGTAACAGATCCTGGTGGGGTTACGTTTGACGGTCTTGATTTTTATTGGCCTAACCAAACAGGAACAACAACAACGCCAATTGTTTACCCAGCATTAGTGCAAGGGCAATCTGGTCAGCAGATTACTGATTTAACTTTTAATAATTGTTTTTTTGTAAACGCATATGATGTTCTTAGTGCATCTTCTGCCGTGTCTGTGGTTGGCGCTATACGTTTTATTGACTGTAAATGCTATGCAATCCGTAGTTTAATTCGGTTAGCTGCTGGCGCGCCCGAAGTAATTCGCATTGCTGGTTGTGATTTTACTCCAGGCCAATTTCAAAATGTTGCTATTTTTGCAAACAGCGGAAAATTAAGAAATTGGACTGGAGCAAATGGCGCATTAATTTACATTGACGTGGGAGCGGCTTCATACACGTCAATTGACGGATTGCAAATTTGCGACAACTTGTTGTTTGGTTATCGTTGGGTAATTGATGTTGCAAGTGGTCGGATCGACTTGCCAACCGTTACAGGAAACTTGATTGACGGATGCGCCACCGTATTGAGAATTGCTGGTTCAGCGGGGATGAATGGCGGCAATTGGGACAATGTTTACTATTTATACCGCAATGGTGGGACTGGCGAAGCAGATTTTGGATTTGATATAAGCACCACAGGATTAGTTCGTGCCGATTTTAATGGAACGTGTGTGTTTTCCGCAGGCAGTTTCCTTGTTCTTGTTGGCTCTGGAATTGATACTGTATCATGGAACGGCACAATCTACGCATGGGGGCAAGGATCCCAGCAATCTGGGGATGCCTACGCTATCTTTATTAACGCACCAAACGGGATTGCGCGAATTGATGGTGTATGGCGGGGGCAATACGCAAACAGCATTGGGGTTATGCTTTATGCTGGGCGTTCAATATCTTTAAGTGGTGTATTTAATAATTGCAAAACACCAATTATTATTGAATCAACATTTGCTGGGAAATGGGTGGCTTCTGGAGTTACAACATCTAATACAATCGGTACTTATTCACTTGATTGCCGTGCTGCCAACACAGGTCAGGCAATCGGGTGTGTTTTTGATAAGCCTATTACTGGAGCCACTGACACTATAATTTTGCCAACCGGCCCAACTGGCTACGCCTACACCGGGAATGGATCCACGGGTGCCACCTTCCAGGGTTTCTTGCAGCCTGGAACAGGAGCAGTCACCCGCACTTGGCAGAACAAGGCGGCTGATTTTGTTTCGGTGTTGGATTTTGGTGCCGTTGGTGATGGTACTACGAATGACACGGCTGCTATCCAGGCTGCGCTGAACACGAAGAAGAACGTCTACCTGCCCGCCGGCAGGTATCTGGTTACGTCTGGCCTATCGATGACATCCAGCAGCCAGCGGATGTATGGCGAAAGCGGATTTGGTCCATTTGGTCTAAATGAAGTTTCAGCAACGACAGTTGCATGCACGATTATTGAATGGGGCGCTCCTAATGATGGAACGGCAAGAGATGTCATAACCATCGATGGATTGCAGCATTGCATCATTGAGTCTCTTACAATCCGACGCAGCCCTGATCAATTTGCAAACCATTTGACAGTTGGCCATGGCGTCAACTTTAAAAACTCATACTTTTCCGAAGTAAGATCCTGCAGAATTACCGGAACTGGCAACGGTGTTTCAATGTGGGGAACTGGCAATCAGGTGGTTGATTGCGAGTTGCGCGCATTTTATGGAAGCTATGGTGTCAGGTATTTTGGGACAGATGACAAACCAAGCCTTCGGGGCGTTCTTGATCGAGTTGTTTCAGATAACGTAGACGCATTTGCTTACGGAGTCCCCACAACTTTCAATCACGTTGAGTATGATTCTTATGCCCACAGCTTGATCATTATTGCCTGCGCTCTTCTTCAAGGTAACAATGCAATTTATATGCACGACAGCAAAAATATAGCTGATCCATACTCTTGGCCAACATGGATACACGCCTTTGATGTGGAGTGTGACCATCAATATAGCGCTGGAGTAGTTTTAGCCGGTGGCGAGGGCTGCTTCATTACTACAAGCTGGATTGGATCTACTTGGACCGGAAATGGCGTTCTCACTGACGGCGCTTGGCGCGGCGAGCTTTTAATCACCAACAGCCGCATTCTAGGCAATGCTCAGTACGGTATTTTGTTAAACGCTGGCCGTGATGCGTGCATTAACAACAATATCATAAGCGCAAATTCTCAAAAAACAGCAAATCTTGCCAACATTGGCGTCGCCTCTAACATTACTAACTTTGCTATCACAGGAAACAAAATTGGCGGCGACATTGTAGGAAATACAGGGCCGCAAGCATACGGAATATTTATCAATAGCGGCACCTCTGATTATTATCAAATAGTTGGCAATGTCATTAACAATAACGGCGTTGCCAACATTATTGACGGCGGCAGTGGCACAAACAAATTTGTTCAAGGGATTACCCCTACTGGCTCTGGCCCCACAGGCCCCGCCGGCCCCACGGGCCCTAGTGGCGGTCCTCCGGGCCCTACAGGCTCTAGTGGCCCTACTGGTCCTTCTGGTGCCACAGGCCCTTCTGGCGGCCCTCCTGGCCCCACGGGCCCTACTGGTCCTTCTGGTGCCACAACTCTGCCCACTGGCCCGTCTGGTTACGCCTACACCGGCAATGGGGCGGTGGCTGCAACCTTTCAGGGCTTTTTGCAGACTGGATCTGGCGCGACCACCCGCACTTGGCAGTCTAAAGCTGCTGACACTTTTAGCGTGAAAGATTTTGGCGCTGTTGGTGACGGCGTCACAAATGACACCACCGCGATCCAAAACGCCATCAATGCAGCTTCTGGAATGCTTTACTTCCCAGCAGGGTCTTACCTAGTAAACTCATTGACCCTTAAAGCAGGATTGATTTTGTACGGTGCAGGGCCTCAAGCCACCTTGCTTTTGTGCGCGGCAAACAATACGTCAATCTTCTATTATGCAGCAGCCGCCCCCATAAAAACAGGGTTTGGCGTTGCTGGAATGAGGCTCTTGGTAAACTCAAAGACAAACTGCAACGCCATAGTGATTGACGGAACCTCCTCCGCAATTAGGTGTTCTCAGATTAGAATAAATGACCTGAACATTGAAGGAACGTTTAACAATGGCGTATATTTACGGTATTGCGCCAACACTTACATATCAAACATGTTCATCTCCAGTGTCGTTAACGGTGTTTTTATTGACAATTGCGCTGACACAGACATTGTTTCTTGTAAGGTTCAGAATGGAAGCGGCAGTGGGTTTTATATAAATGGCGGCGCTGGGGCGTTTGATGAGGGTGTGCGCCTATCATCTTGCTCAACAAACGGCCAAAATATCGGGCTTAATATCAATGGGCAGGATTGGGGAGACGTTGCCGCGTGTTCCTTTACCACATGCCCAGGCGGCGCATTGATCATGGCGTCATCGACAAACTGGAAATTTTCAGCATCAGAGTTTGCCACGGCTGGGGCAAGCCCAGCTCAGCCGGCTGTTCAAATTAATGCTTCTTGCTCTGGGGTGTCATTTTCATCCTGCCAGATTAGCAACTCATACTTTGGAGCAGTGGTATCTGGTTCAAAACATTCATTTATGGGTTGCTATTTTGTCGCCAACACCAACGTTGATCTTTATCTTTTGAGTTCACTACAAGTTTCTGTAAACGGCAATATCTTTGATAGCGTGGCGGTTTCGCCTTCGGTGTTGGAAGCCTCTGGCGCAGATTACACTGCCTGCGTAGGCAACGTGGCAAATGGGACAATTTCGTTGGCTGGAGCAAACAGTATCAACGCCAACAACGTCTTATACTAGCCCCCAAGCCCTGCAAGTAAATAAACTGTTGTTGTAAAACGTCAGAAAGCGTTATTGCTTTCTGACTGGCAATGCCAGAACGGGGACGCCCGTAAATCCATGGAGACTGCCAATGTCTGACACAAGCGCCAAGGCCGTTCGAGCCGCCCGAGAGGCCAAGGCCAAGCGCCTTGGTTCTGCCGGCGACCCCAAGCAGAAGGTGGATGCTTCCACCTGGACGCCGCCCGAGATGATGAACACCGAAGCGAAGACTGGCCTGCGGCCTGTGTCTCGCCGGCAGTTCAAGAACGGCGGCAAGGTGGGCATGATGGCCGAAGGGTCATGCTCTGCGCCTCGTTCTGACCGCAAGCCTCGCAAGGCTGGTGGTTCGGTCAAGCAGTACGTTGACGCCAAAATCAACCGCAACGTGAAGGAGGCCAATGCAGAACTTGGCAAGCCTCACGTGGGTGGGATGAAGCGTGGCGGGCGCATGAAGCGCGCTGACGGCGGCAATGCAGATCCTCGCGTTCTGGACGCTCAGTCCAAGGTGCCCACTGCGCGCATGGGCTTCCAGCCCACCAGCAGCCGCGTAGGCCAGATGGTTGGCATGAAGAAGGGCGGGAAGGTGAGCGAGATGGAGTGGGAACACTCCAAGGCTGACCTTGAGCAAGACAAGAAGCTGGCCAAGAAGCATGGCATGAAGATGGAGGCTTGGGAGAAGTCCAAGCTGGATGAGAAGCACGACAAGCAGCAGTCGGCTAAGGGTTTAAAAAAGGGTGGCCGGGTTCATAAGTTGGGTGGTGGCACGTTGAGTTCGCGCACTCCGCGCACTGCCACAGCAACTGTTGACGACAATGTTGATCCTCGCTCCACATTCTGGGGCCGCGTGGGTCGCGGTCGCTGGAGTGACCGCCCGGCTTCTGCCGCGCCTTCTGCTCCTGCGTCTCGTGGTTCTGCCCCGACTGATATGATGACTGACCGGGCAGAAAATGTGCCAGCCCCGCGTACTGCTTCTGCACCGGCTGCTTCTCTTGCGGTTGATCCGGTTATGCAGGCCCCTGCATCACGTCCTCGTGCTGCTGCCCCGCGCCCTCCTGCCGCTAGTGCAGAGCCGCGTGAGTCTGATGCAGACCGGCTAAACCGCATTTACTCATCCACAAATAACTATGGTGGCCGTTTTGTCTCCACCATGGATCAGTCGCCCGGTTCTGAAGGCGAGATGGCCCAGAACATCATGAACCGTCGCGCGCAGCTTGCTCGTGAGGCCGGCCTTGAGGGCATGAAGCGCGGCGGCAAAGCCAAGAAGACGGCCAAAGCTCACGGCGGCGAGATCAACTACACTGGCGGCACTCGCCCGACTGGTGGCCGTGAAGCTCGTGCATACGGTGGTGGCCTGTTTGGCAGCACCAAGAAGAAGCCTTCCAAAGGCGGCAAGGGCAAGACGAACATTGTTATCAGCATCAACGCTGGTGGCCAGCAGCCGGGCGCTATGCCGCCCCGCCCGCCTCAGGGCCTTCCTATCCCTGTTCCTCCTCCCATGCCTCCTGGCGGCCCTGGTGGCCCTCCTGGTGGCATGCCTCCGATGCCCATGCCGCCGCCCCCTGGTGGTGGTGGCATGCCCCCCATGCCAATGCCGCCCCCTCCTGGTGGCCCAGAGGGCATGATGCCTCCGATTGCCCGCAAGGCCGGTGGCCGCATCTATCCGAAGATGCACGCTGGTGCAGGTAGCGGCGAAGGCCGGCTGGAGAAAATCGAGGCCTACGGCCTGAAGCCCCCTGCCCGCAAGGCCGGCGGTCGTATCTACCCGAAGATGCACGCTGGTGCCGGCAGCGGCGAAGGCCGCCTGGAGAAGATTGATGCTTACGGGCTTAAGCCGTCTCGTAAGTAAGACCTTCGCGCGCTGACCCTCCGCACAGAAGCGCGCGAATGGGGCCGGGAAGGTGTCTCCTCTCCCACCTTCCCGGCCCGACAATTATGGCGAGGGGCCAGATGAGAGGATCTGGACATGCTGACCAACGCAGCAATGTTTGAAAAAGAGATAAATCGACTCATTTCCGAAGAGATTGAGAGACTGAAGGAGTTGCTTGTAAGCACACCTATCACTCAAGCCGGAAATGGTAGTATAACATATGTGCAAGGTGCAATAATGGCACTTCGCAATATGGATGACTTGATCGGAGAGGCGAAAATTCGGTCTAGTCAGAGCAATCGGTAGGGGAAAAACAATGCCGTTTATGACCATGGATCATGTCAATGATCCAAAGGCCGGTATCCTGGAGGATATTGGCGATCTTTCGACCATTGAACTGTTTAACAATCAGGTTCTGGTCGCAATTTACGTGCGCCCGACAAAAACCAAGAGCGGAATTTACCTTCCTGACGCCACCGTGGCCGAGGATAAGATCCAGGGCAAGGTTGGGCTTGTGGTAAAGAAGGGGCCGATGGCCTTTGTCGATGCCAGCGAGCAGTGGTTCACCGATATTGAGGTGGATGAGGGCGACTGGGTGATTTTTCGCCCGTCTGACGGCTGGGGCATCACCATCAACAACCTGATGTGCCGCATTTTGGAAGATACGGCAGTGCGCGGCAAAATTACTGCGCCCGATCAGGTCTGGTAAGGAGAAAAATTCATGTCTGACGCCAAAGAAACCGAAGAAATTGAGGTTCAGGTTGATGAGCCTGTGGCCGAAACGCCTGATGTTGTCGTTGAAACTGAGGCAAAGCCGGTTATTTCCGCCGAAGATGGCGTGGAAGAACTGCGCCGCCGGCTAGAAGTTGAGCGCAAAGGCCGCGAAGAGGCGGAATATCGCGCTCATCAGGCTACTTCGCAGGCCCAGCAGGCCCGCAGCGAGGTGGATAGCTCTAATCTTCAGCTTGTTCGCACTGCCATCGACACGATGAAGCGCGAAGGGGATATCCTGAAGGGTAATTACAAGCAGGCGATGGCTGTTGGCGACTTTGACGCTGCCGCCGAGTACCAAGAGGCTATGGCTGACGCCCGCGCCAAGCTGCTTCAGCTTGAAAATGGCATGTCTGCCATGGAGGCTCAGTCAAGGCAGCCTGTTCAACAGGTGCAGCATGCGGATCCTGTTGAGCTAATGGCTTCTCAACTGTCTGCGCCTTCTGCTGCGTGGGTTCGGGCCCATCCTGAGTATGCCCGCACGCCTCGCCTGACCCAAAAGATGATCGCAGCGCACAATCTTGTGACCGCTGACGGCATTGCGTCTGATACGCCCGAGTATTTTGCTTCGGTCGAAAAGATTCTGGGTATTGGCGCGCCAGTGGTTGAGCAGGAATCCGCCCTGTCTTCTGCTTCCGCGCCGGCGCAGCGTCGTTCTGCGCCTGCTGCTGCCCCAGTGTCTCGTTCTGGCACGGCAACTGGCACCCGGCCTAATGTTGTGAGGCTCAGTTCCGAAGAGCGTGAGATGGCTAGCATGATGGGCATGTCGCCCGAGGATTACGCGCGCAACAAGATCGCCTTGAAGCGCGAAGGCAAGTTGCACTGAGAAGGAAATAGAACATGGAAGCTCCTATTCGTGGCCGGCGTGGCCGCCCCCGTCGCATTCTCCCCGTTGATGGGGTTGAAGGTGAAGTTCTTGAGCAGGCCGCAGCGCCTGAGCAGGAGGCTGCTGTCTCTCGCCCTGCCATGCGCCCAGCTATGCGCGAGGAAGACCCTCGTGCAGCCGCCAGCCGCCGTGCTGCTGAAATTATGCAGCACCTGGGCGGCCTGGATGAGGGCACTGACGACTTCTACATCGAGCCCCACAAGATCCCTGATGGCTGGAGCTATGAGTGGAAGCGCAAGACCATCTACAACCAGGAAGACCCTGCGTATCAGGTTCAACTGGCACGCGCCGGCTGGGAGACTGTTCCGGCCAGCCGCCACCCTGAGATGATGCCGGCCAACGGCAATTATCACACCATTGAGCGTAAGGGCATGCAGCTTATGATGCGGCCCAAGGTGATCACTGAGCAATTCCGCAACATTGACCAGCGCAATGCCAAGGAGCAGGTGAAGCACAAGGAGGCGCAGCTTGGTTCAGCGCCTGAAGGTCAATTTGGGCGTGACCACGCCCAGGTAAAGCCGAAAATCAGCCGTGGTTATGAGCCTATGCCAATTCCGCAGGACTGATTGTTAAGAAAATCGGGTTTTCTTTACATAAGGGCAAGCCTTGTAAAAGGTTTGCCCTTTTCTTTTACAAAAAATGCTGGCAATCATTATTCGCTTGGTCTTATAAGGCCGATATGTCCTTCCCCGGCGGAAGGGTAAAACGATGTCCCAGCCCTGAATCGCCCCGGCGTGCGATGATGCGCTTAGTATAAGGATCACAAACAGTGCCAAATACCAATGCACCGTTTGGTTTCCGGCAGTATCAGGGTGGGGCTGGTGGCGCACCGACCTTCGCTCAGACTGCCCGCCGTATTGCCGCTGGCAACACCACGGCCATCTATTATGGCGACCCGGTTATGCCGGTCATTGGCACCGCCAATGGCTACATCACCCAAGGTGCCCCCGCCACGACCACGCTGGCTGGCATCTTTGTGGGCTGCAAGTATCTGTCCACGAGCCAGAAGCGCACCGTGTTCAGCAACTACTGGCCCGGCTCTGATGCGACCGGCGACGTTGAAGCGTATGTGATTGATGACCCCAACACCCGCTTTGTGGTGCAGGGCAACAGCACCACGTTCAACATTGATAGCAATGGCACTCTTAGCGCTTTTGTTAGCAGTCCGATTGGCCAGTACGCCCAGTTCGCCATTGGCACTGGTAATCCTGCCACCGGCTTTTCAGGCGCTTACTTGAATAGTTTGGGAACAACGGTCACGTTCCCGTTTGTTGTGGTTGATCTGATTACGCAGCCTCCGGGTGGCCCTGGCACGGATGTGAAATCCGCCTCTAACTGGGTGGTTGTTGGCTTCAACAACGAGTGGCTGCGCTCTAATGGCGCTGGCCCGACCGGCATCCAATAAGGAGTATGAACCATGGCTGTTAATCTTAGTGCCATTAAGGATCTTCTCCTGCCCGGCCTTCGCGGTGTCGAAGGCAAGTATGAGATGATCCCGTCGCAGTACGACAAGGTGTTCACCAAGCACGACTCGAAGATGGCCCTCGAGCGTACCGCCGAAATGCGGTACCTGGGCCTCGCGCAGTTGAAGACCGAAGGTGGTCAGACTGCATTCGACTCGGGCGCTGGTGAGCGTTTTGTGTACAACCAGGAACACACCGAAATCGCCCTGGGGTATGCTATCACCCGCAAGGCGATCGACGACAACCTGTACAAGACGCAGTTCCACCCGTCGAACCTCGGTCTGATCGAGTCCTTCCAGCAGACCAAGGAAATCTACGGCGCGAACGTGCTGAACACCGCCACGACCTACAATGCGTCGATTGGTGGTGACGGCAAGGCTCTGTGCGCCACCGACCACCCGATTGACGGTGGCACGGTTGCAAACCGCCCGACGACTGACGTTGACCTGAATGAAGCCACGCTGCTGAACGGCATGATCGCCGTTCGTACGAACTTCAAGGATCAGGCCGGCCTGAAGGTCTTCGCCCGCGCTCGCAAGCTGGTGGTTCCGCCCCAGCTTGAGCCGGTTGCTATCCGCCTGACCAAGACCGAACTGCGCCCTGGCACTGCCGACAATGATGTCAACGCAATCATGATGACCGCTGGCGGCCTGCCAGAGTCGTACATGGTGAACGACTTCCTCACGTCGAGCCGCGCTTGGTT